ACTCTATTTTGATTGCAATCAGAATAGCCAGTTACGGGCACAACATGGATATCACTTCCGCATGCCCGGCATGCAAGACCGAAGCAGATTATGTGTCAGATTTGAGACCCACACTGGCCAATTTGAAATTTCCTGACTTTGATCAAGTAAACAAGTACGGTGATTTGGAAATCACATTCCATCCCATTGACTATCGAAATCAAAATGCTGTGAATCAATCCAATTTTGAACAGCAAAAGATGATACAGTCAATTCAAGGATCAAGTTTGTCCGACGATCAAAAGATGGCCGAGCTTAACCTGGCCTTGAAGAAAATCACAGAACTCACTATAGATGCACTCAAGTGGAGTATCAGCAGCATACGCACGCCCAGCAGTCTTGTGACCGAACCAGAATACATCCACGAATTCTTGACCAACTGTGATAGAAAAATGTTCACCACGATTCGTGACAAAATCATCGAACTTCGACAGGCCAGTGAGTTACCACCACTACAAATTGAATGTTCAGAATGCTCACACAAGTACACACAAACATTGAATTTGGATCAAGCAAGTTTTTTCGACAGCGCCTCCTGATATCTTCCAACGAAGAAATTGAGGCCATGGTGAATCAGATGGAGCAGGAGGCAAACTCAATTAAATCGCAAAATTTAAAGCTCAGCTGGTACACCAGAGGCGGTGTCAGTTATCACGATGTCATGAACATGAGTTCTGACGACCGCCGGTTGATAGCCGACATGATCAAAGAAAATCTTGAAACAACAAAAACCAGTAAACTACCGTTCTTCTAATGAATATAGAAACAGTCAAAAAACACATACTAGATTGGTGCCAACGCTTTGTGGAAGTACCGCACGTGGCCCTGGGAGGCTGGCCTCCTTGCCCGTATGCCAGACAAGCAAGACTGCAAGGCACTGTACACATACTGCTGGGCACAGACCCGTGTGTTGATTTGAAAAATCAAAGTCAGTGGGGCATGGGTCCGGCCGAAGTCATCATCTACGCTTATGATCCTGCTGAATGGGATTATACCGCATTTCACGCTGGTATAGAATTGGCCAACACCGAATTTTTACTGCCCAAGGACATGCTGGCTCTGGAAGATCATCCTGCAGACATTGAAGATGTCAACGGTGTGGTCATGAATCAAGGAACCTATGCCCTGGCCCTGGTTCAGAGTCTGAGCAAACTTGACAAAGCTGCCCAGCAGCTTGGCTCCAAAGGATTTTATCACGGCTGGCCTGAACAGTATCTAACTGGATTGTTTCACAATAGACAGGATCCACGCTCATGACCTATCAGTTTGCACGAATTGATCTAAGCAAAACAAACTACGAACAAAGCGTCAAGTGGGAGTGTTTCCGCAGGCCAGACATCGTCAAGTTGAATAGTATCTACAGAGACTACTGCAAGTACAAACACTTTGCAAGTGTAATGCCTATATTTGATAGTCGTTATACTGATCCCATGACAGATGTACTAGGGTACTACGACGGAGACAAGTTGGTAGCGTTCAGTTTAATCAAACGCTATGACGAGAAGAATGCACTATGCGATCAATTTGCATGGAACTATCATAACCCCAAATTACGCTTGGGAATTGAAACACTACAAACAGAGTGTGCTATCTACCGGGAACGTGGGTTTGATTACCTATACCTTGAGCAAGCACACTTGTACAAATCCAAAATAGACGGATTTGAAATACTGGGACCACTGGAGTAACTATGGATTTATATACAATTTGGGCAGACAAACAAGGCGACATATCAGACCTTGACTGGGTCAACGGAATGAAAAGTTTCTTTGATCATCTTATCTCAGAGGACAAGATGGAGTCATACAGAATCACCAGATGCAAAATGGGATTCCGTTCAATCGCAGACATGCCCGAATGGATGATCTTGATGGAATTTCGCGACATGGGGCAGATGGATTCGGCATTCCGTCGAGTAGCACCACTCAAAGGCGAACTCGAAGACAAACACAAAAGTTTCAATCAATTTGTCTCAGGAAATATTCAACATGCACTATTTAGAGATTGGCCAGATACCAACTTAGACGATTAAAGACTTGCTGCGCAAGTCTGTTGTTTTCGCTATCGCTCAACAACTGATTGTTTTTTTAATTTATCTGAATCTAGTATCATCTAGATTAACTGGTCATAATTCACCGTATGCACGGTGAACACGAGAGAGCATCATCTGAGTAGCCCAGTCATCTATCCTAAAGAGATTGTTGTTTCCAACGCGGAGGCGGTTGACCGGTACCCCCTACTCTAGCTTCACATATCAACGGAACCCTAGTAACCCGATATAGATCCAAGTCCTATAAGCATGGGGTGTATCTTCTTCACAGAGCCCAAACCATTTGTTGCCTTAAGTTAGCAATTGCCTTTGACGCCCAAGTCTAGACCGGGTATCTCACCGTTCTTCAATGGGGGCAGGTCATTGCACCTGCCACAGAGTCTTCTAGTTGCCTATTTTTAGATTGAAATAATATTAATGCCGCTGCCAGGAAGGATCAAATGTGTCTACTAGATTATGATAAAATTTTAAATCAGTTGCGTATATTTTATAAAGATGGTGATGTCTATTGGTTGAAGATTTGTAAAATTCTTCTACAGCAGCCGCTATTTTTAGTTTACTTTCAGAAGAATACCAGGCTCGTGTGGTGTTGAGAGGTATGTCAATGGTATGATTGTGTTTTTTAAAAAATTCCATTAAACTTATTTTTATATCGTCGTCAGATGAAAACATATCCATGGGTATACAGTTTACACGATTTATTAAATTACCAAGAATGACCGAGTATGGCATACTATGGACATCACCAATGATTACAGTATCAAGTATATTTTTAAGATTAGTTTTTTGAATGTCAGTACTAAATTGTTCCCAATCAACAGGTCGATTATTGTTTTTGTTTGCCCTGTGATAAGCACGAATATCAGCAGTATTGATAAGAGATTCATCTCCATGATACTCGGGTACTGATTCATAGTATGAAGATGCTATCCATTCTGTAATTCCCTTGACCCATCTGGTAAACGGGTGCATTACAAATCCAAACATGACCACAGAATTGATGTCAACGTCTGATATTTTTTTCTTTTTCCACCCCATAGTATTAAATAAGTTGATATAATATGTTGATGCGCACTTTGGGATAGGAATATACATCAAGTCTTTGTATTGATATCCATCCAGGGTAATTTCCTGCCAGTAATCACAATCCTCTATTTGTTTTTTTCTTTGTTGAAAATTATGTAATGCATCACATTCATTTTTAATATCAGCAGGTAATTTATAAAAATCAATGTAATTTGTTATGTTTGGCCAGCCAGGATCTTTGACAGAATCGTAAAATTTTTTCAATTCGATATCAACCATTCAACATCCTGTTAATTTCATAATATGACTACCATGTACACGTACCTGAATATGCCCGTTATAATAGTCATTTGATTCTAAAACTTTGCGCAAAAACTGCTCACGAGCCTCTATATAAGAGCATTCTGATTTGCTTTTACAGTAAAAAAGTATTTCTCTTTTGAAATTTTCTTTGCCCAATGACTCGATATCCTTGGTTAACTCTGCGCTTGATCCGTAATATTCTTGCCAATCACTGTCAATCTTGGATCGTATCTTCTTCCTCTTCTTGGTGCCGTTTTTAAGTTTAACTGTTTTTGTGGTTGTTTTTGAAAATTTTGCTAGTTTTTTGCCTATGTACTTGCGTTCGGTGAGATTATTTGTAATCAAGTAAACAAATCCAACACACTCTTCGGGCAATGTCTCAATTGGGGTATCTTGATATAGCCATGTCATATGTTGTATGCGATTTATCCTTGCTGTATAGTTATCCTCTATCAATAAATTTATTAAATTTTATACCAGTTCTACATCTGTGTTGTAGCTGGTAAAGCCGTTTTCTTTTATAACTTTTAGTATGTTCTCTACCCGCCCGGCAAGTTCATCACGATGAGAAACAAGCCAAATTGATTTATGCCGTTCTCGGCTCATTTTTTTGAGCAAAGCCAGGGCATTTTCTACACCTTGTGTGTCTAACCCGTTGTCGATCAATTCATCAATGAACAACAAGTTGATAGGTGAGTATAAACTTTCCCATACATCGCGGAATGCCCAGCTCATGGACAGGATCAATCGATTACGTTCGCCGCGACTCAAATTATCAAAGTCCAGTTCACGACCCAGTTCTTCGATACTCACAGTCAAATCATTTTGAAATTTCACAGTATGTGGCAAACCAATACGATCCAGATAGTGTGTGAGTCTTGCGTTCAGATAGCTCAAGTTCTGATCAATGATCTTCTTGCGAACAAATGAATCTTTTGATGTCAACAGTTTGAGCAAGAAGTCTTGATGGTCTTGCACTCGAGTGAGTTCATTTAGAGTGTCATATGATACCACCTGTAACGCTTGCCCTTGCATGTCTGTGATCTGTTCTTCGTAAGGATCCACATCTGATTGTCTAGTGGCCAGATCTTTGCGTAAGGTTTCCACAGTATTGCGATGATTCAAGGCCTGTTCTAGTGAATCATAAAACACAGTGGGCGCAGAGCCCAGCACACCGATCTGAGCAATGGTTTCCTCATGTTCTGTGCGTTGAGTATGATTGGCCAGGAGTTGCAGTGCTGTTTCCTGTACCAAGGCCTGCTTGGCCTGTTTCAACTCTTCTTGCTTGTCATCATGCAGATCTTGACCACATGAGTGACACCGATGAGCATCCAAGGCTGCAATTTCTGTTTTGAGTTTGTCTAACAGTTTTTCAAGTCGAGCATCATCTGTGTTGATTTGCCGAATGTAGCGAGTGGCATCATCTATGGCTTTTTTCTTCACATGAAATTCTTCTAGATCTCTATGTGCTTGTACTTCGGCGTCGATGTCTATGTGTTCTAGATCTGCAATGGCCCGGTCTAGCTTGCCCACATCCTCATCGCGTCGCGCAATCCAAAGACGCTGTCGTTTGCGCAGGCTTTCAATCTGTTCTTCGATACGTTTGTTGGCCTCTTGCACAGCACGTATGCGAAACTCTTCTTGTTGAATAGCATCTTTGGTTTGCCGATTGAGTTCTTTGATGGCATCTGCACGTTCGCTCAACAAGGTAATGCCCAACAACTGTTCAATGATGGTGCGTTGATCGTTGGCCTTCAAACTTAGGAACGGTTCGGTATAGGTGTTTAGTGCCAGCACATGTTTGAACATGTCGTGACTCATGTTCATCACACGCTCTATGGCATCTTGTGTTTCTCGTGAATCACCTTGTGCTTCGTCCTCGGAGGTTTTGTGTTCGTTGTTGACGTAAAAACGCAGTACATTGGGCTTGCGACCACGTTCAATACGGTATTCTTGTCCGTTTACAGAAAAGTCCAAACCGACCAACATGTTCTTGCCATTGGTCTTGTTTACTAGATTGTCTTTGCGGATATTTGATAATGCTTGCCCGTACAACGCATAACTCAGTGCATTGATGATTGTGGTCTTGCCTGTGCCGTTCCTGGACCCATCGCCTCCTAGGTCTAGGTTTTCGCCCAACACCAATGTAAGGTCGTTACGGTCAAAGTCAATACCTTGGGTGGCCGCGCCCACACTCATAAAGTTTTTAACGGTTAAATTTTTAATGTGAATCAAGCAGTAACTCCGTGATCAGTTAACATTTTAACAATGTTATCTGTATTTGTAAACCAATTAGAATAATCATTGTGCGGTACTTCAAAATTGTATCTTAGCCATATGTAATAGTAGATCACTGCTTGAGACCAAATATCTGTAATGCCTGACAGATCTTCGGATTGACCAGTTATCGTGCTGCTCAAAACAGTCATTGCAGTTTTTACTGGATCAATATATCTAGCATTTGCCTTGCGCCATCTTAGCCATAATTCGTCAAAATGCTCTATTTTTACAATAGAGTTTATTATGGTATGACATTCGTCGTAATTCTCGTATATTTCGCCCACGTCTAAACAATTGTCGCCTGTGTCTTTCCAGGAATGTCTAAGAGGATGATCACGCAAAAACAAAAAATATTTTTCTCGGCGTGCCCAAGGCTCATCAGTTTTCCATGCATCCACAGACAATTGCTCTTCGACACTGCTGTCCATGGCTTTTTCAATCATGGCTCGGGCAACAACTGGCCAACTATAGTCACTGTAGCAAATTTTAACAATAGTTGAATCGGGAAAGTCGGCTTTAAACTTATCACCTTCGTTGTTGATCCCGTTATCAATTAAAACACAATAGTTTTTGTTGTCAAGGAATTCGAGACCTCCGGGCCAACACTCGTGCAGGTATTTTGGTACAATTAAATCTAAACTATGGCTATTCCCATTTTTAGAAAATTCTAACGATTTCAATGGGCGCACAAAATTTTTGCCGTGCAATGTTAGCACAGCATTGACAAAATGGCCAAACCCTCCACTGGGATACCACACACAATAAATCATAAAGTCTGATATATCTTCAATAGCAGTTTGTTATCGTAGAATTCTGATTCAATGTTGGTAATCTGATCAGTGACAATCTGATCTACTGATTCAAACTTGACTTCTCCAGGGGCCATGTCTGTATCCACCGATGAGTTCTTGTTGGGAATCAAGGCCATCTCTCTCAGGCCATAGTCTTTGATATAGGTTTCTTTGATGAAGTTGGCTTCTTCATACGATATCTCAATGTCCAATTGCACACGCACATGCATGCCGGGTGCCAGCAAGGCTGGAGCATTGTCAATGACATTGGCCAGGCCCAGCACACGATAACGAGGTTGATCGGGCCAGGCATGATACACAGGTTCCTGTCCCCACTTGATGATGGTCAGTCCACGTTCATCGTCTCCAGCATCAGCATAGTTGTGCGGAAAGCAATTGCCAATGTAGGTGATGTTTTTCTTGGTCTGACGTTTGTGAAAGTGTCCAGTAAACACATGTTCAAAATTATTAAAGTCTTCTCTGCGTATTTCACCGTGGTCCGGCATCTCTACCATGGCGTTCATCATGTATCCGGGCAGCTCAAAGTGACCAAACATGTACTTGCCCTTTAGTTTAGGAATACGCTTGTGATCATCGCCACAAAGCCAAGGAGCGATAACAACGTCACCATCGTTAAACCAGTTATTGCATATCTCAACATTCGGGAGATGCCGTGCCCACTCAACGCTCTGTACATCACGCTTGTCTCGATAATACAAATCATGATTGCCAGGAATAAAATACACATGTTCAAAGTTGTCATTCATATGCTCCAGTGCTCGTAGGCTGTAGTTTAGGGTAACAATATTCAGACTGGCACGGTTGTTGTGCCAATCGCCCAGGAACAAACAGGTTTCGCAGCCTTCCTCTTTGGCCTTGGCCGCGGCCCATTTTACAAAATTTAGGCAGTCCTCGTTGTGTTGAGTGCTGTTTGATTTTAGGCCAAAGTGAATGTCAGTGAAGATTGCGGCTTTTTTAAATAGATTCATACAGAGTATAGTAGTTCCTTCAAGTGTACACTATTTGTGGGGAACATGTCAAGACCATCACACTGTATTTCAAACCCGTGGTTTCTCAATTCCCACTGAACCCATGCTTCACTAGGCAATGAAAGTTTGGACCAAGATAAATCGGTTCCGGATATGATTGAGTTGATTATTGAATTGCAGATTTGGTCGTGCAACAGGTATGTTTGAAGTTGCAAATTCTTCTCGTGCAACGGTAAAATATTAGAAATCGGCTGCTGATACTTTAGGCCAAACGAACTTTCTAT